CTAGGCGTCAGCTGGCAATCCGAACCATAAGGATTTGTGCCTAGGCGTCAGCTGGCAATCCGAACCATAAGGATTTGTGCCTAGGCGTCAGCTGGCAATCCGAACCATAAGGATTTGTGCCTAAGCGTCAGCATTGATATTGGTGTATGCATGTTCACAAATATTGCTTTAGAGAAATCAAACGCCAAAGGGAACATCTCAATTGATTCATTTATAACATCTTCCAATGTTCTGTTGCTTCCAGCACAATTTGGACACCCGTCTCCATTCAAATGATGCGAAGGGGTCATTTCAAATACATGATTTTTTCTAAACATATAATCTTAATCTTTGTAATAGAATTTATGTATTCTACTAAATCATAATTAAATAGTAAATTTAATTTTTTTAATCTCGCCTTTGCTATAAAAGACTGTTTTGTATCTCTTACACCTCCAAAACACACACCGCATCCGTGCGTTTCTTTTCGTAAAATGTCCTTTGGCTTTCTTTGGTATTGGTATAAACATTTAGAACATTGAAATGTAATTAACGTATTCATATCAACAAATAGACAATCTTCTATAGACATAAGTTTATTAGGATGTTTCTCCTTACATCTGTTAATGAAATCTTCTTTTTTCATAATGATGTGTGTGATTGATCCAACTTAATTAACCTACTCAAGTTTTTGGATTGGTCAAATTTTACAAAAGAAAATCTGTATGTTTAGTCAATCTTTATAAATTTTCCTACCAATCTTTCTTGTTTTAGAAACTCGTTTGTATGGTTTTCTGTCATATGCACCTCTCAACAAATTTTCATAACTTTTTAACGGAATCGTTTGAATAGCATTTTCTATATTGTTTCGCAAGTCTTCATATTTCAAACCTTTCATCTTTTGTAGCCTTGGTTTGAGTATATTGAAGTATCCTTCTATCGCATTTGTAAAATGTTGATAAGGGACAGTATATACCAATGTATTCTGTTGATTCACAAGTTTCTTTATTTCTTCATTTCTATGCGAACTTGCATTATCAAGTATAATCACTTTATTGGTATATTGTGTGGTTATATATTTTGTTAGAAACGCAGATAATCTATTTGTATCTATACCTCCCTTTTCATATAGTTCCCACCCAAGAACACCCTTTGAGGAAATAGCAACAATTGCTGTATATTTCTTGAAGACCTCTTGCGATTGCGTTTTCATAACACACCTTGTTCCTTTCTTACTGTAACAAAACTTTCGTTGTTGTAAGGAACTAATGCTTGTTTCGTCTATACATATAATATCATTCAAGTTATATTGGTGGATTGTGTCGTAAAACTTTTTCAGGTTCTCTTGAATATTGATATCTTTCCCAAATCGTTTGACTGGTTCATGCAACACTCGTTTCATTTTTAAGGTAACTCCATTATCTCTTACAACTCTCCAAATATGAACTGGGCTAATATCTAGGGGTGGAAATTTTTCTTGTAGAAGTTGTTGTAGTGTCGCAATTGTTATAGTTTTGTCCTTCTCTATTTCACTCAAAATATACTGAACATGCTCTTTCCGCACTTTATAGGCGACGGACGTTTTTTCTTGCCGTTCGATTGATCCAGTTTGTGCATATGTTTGAACCCATCGCATAAGACTTCTCGGAGAGCATTGAAATATTTCACATACACCATTTTGTGTTTCATCGCTTACAAGATAATACTGAACAGCAGATAATTTGTAATCTTTACTTTTATGGTCGGGCATACTCCTATATATCTAAAGTTATTTTCACTATTCTATACTAGATGGCTTCTCTTGAAGAAGTAGTACAAGAAAATTCTATTTTGAAAAAGAGGATAGAAGAGTTAGAAGAAACGCTCAAGAAATATACCAATACAGAACGCCACCAACGATACTATGAAAACCATAAACCTGAAGTCAAAGAGAGAGCCAAATCCTATATGGAAAATATACGAAAGACCAATCCTGAAAAGATTAAAGAATGGCGACGAAATGCTTATTTGAAGGAAAAGGAGAAAGCCAAAGCTAAGAAAGCCGAACCATCCACGAATGAATCCTCCGGTTAGTTCTTCGCAAAACTTTCGTTCAAGTCTAAAGAATAAAACCTTTGACTACTGTAGAAACAATGGTCAAGAAGGCTAAAGAACCACCAGATAAGAAAGGTGTGAATTGTTGCACGAGTAAGCCTCCATATAGAACCATACAAACATCACTCAAGTCTATTCTTAAGGACAATGCTGTTCATGAAAAGATTCAAGACCTTGTGTTGAAATGTAATACAATCGTATCAGATGCGTATATGTTTGTACGATTGTTTGCTATATCAAAGTATCATTCCAAGCAACCTACACCGGATTTGAATGCTACCTTTTTACGATATTCCATTATGGCTATGGGAACAAGAGATGCGAGAGGTCGCTCTGTTGGAAATGTAGAATTGTTACAAGAACTACATGCGTTTTATGAAAAGGAATATCAGCCTATACATAATCATAAAAAACATACTTTGATTGGACTGACATATACTCTTCCCTATCTATGCCAAACGATGGAAACTTGTATCACAACGAATCTCAAAGAACATTTTTGTAAGAGGCTATTGCGTTTCATAAATATTTTCGGTGGCGAATATTACATTCAACGCTATGGAGAAACGAACGTGAAAGAAACATTATGGAAACTCAAACGAGCCATACTTTTGCAGAATCAAGACATACCTGAACAAATGAAGCCTTGGTATGAGGTTCATAAACAGTTTTTAGTCCCCTTGAATATTGAAAAATCCATACCGTATGATTCTCAAAAATCTCCATTCAAATATCTATATCCATCATTCTATATGAATCAGCAATATGAAGAATATAATGAAATCCTTCAACAAAGAATACAGACAGAAGATCTTTCACCAGAAGAAATAAAGCATCTACAAGCCAAATTCATAGCATTATTTCAACCATTATCCTTACGAAACAGTATCGTTCCAAAATATATTACGATCGATACAGCCACACTCATCAACTTATTTTCTGAAAAAGGCACAAAAGGCAAACTATTGCAAACACTCAAAGAGAATCAAGAAACCGTTTGGGAGAAATACTTTCGTATGAACAAAAAGTTGTTTCGGAAAACAAGCGACTATTCTTTCAATTATACTCTACAAACGGATGGTGTTGGGTGTTCCTTGTTATTCGTTCATGCAAATGTGAAGGACAAAAAATATGGCACTCGATTGGATTCTATTGTAGAATCTATTCCGTATATTGATGATGTATCCGAAGAACAATTAGATATTCTAAAGGAAAAAAAGATTGTAACAGCAGATCCAGGTAGAAAATACCTAATGTATATGATGGACGATGAAGGAAAATCCTTACGCTATTCTTGTATGCAAAGAGATACAGAGAGTTTAGCCAAACGAAATAGGCGTATAATGAACACAAACAAACATGTTTCAGACATAGTCAAGAAAGAATCCCCATTAAGTCAGTTCTGTTGTAAAACAGTCAATATAGAACGATTCAAAGCCTTTATACAATCAAAATATGAAACATCACAAACAACAAAATCCTTTTATGAGAATCCGTTATATAGAAAACTCAATTGGCGGAAAAAGGTATATCGTAGAAAGAGCGAAGATAAATTTCTAAATGCGATTGAACATACATTTGGACACAAGGAGGATATTGTCGTATGTATCGGCGATTGGAGCAACAAAAACACTATCAAAGGATTAGCACCATCTATGGGTGTGGGATTGAAGAAAATAATGAAGAAACGCTTTACAACCTTACTTTTGGATGAATACAATACGAGTAAGAAGTGTTGTAATTGTTGGGGAAATGTGTGTAATGCGACCATACAAGGAAATACTAAATTTCGTCTTTTGTCGTGTAAAAATTGTTGTAAGAATACTACTGGTAGTCCAGAAGACGAACATTCGTCAGTAGTATCTCGAGGCAATTTTTTGACTAGAGATAAGAACAGTTGTATAAATATGCTTAACATTGTTAAGTATATGCTATACAATAAGAAACAACGACCTTTGGAATTCCAGAGGTGCAATACATTACCATCACCTTCGGGATAAAAGGTGGTATATCAGTTGATTTTTCTGGCTTCAAAGCCAACCTTTCTAGTTTGAGATGCCTGAAAATCGGCGTTTTAAATGAAAAAAGGTGTAAAACAGATGATAAAAAACAAAGATATATGTTGATGAAATATGGTCATAATTTATTTTTCCATTATGACCACTTAAAATGCCCGTTGGTATAAAATAATATATTTGAATTTACATCATGAATACAGAAATCATTGCATATTCAGCAACATCTATTTCTATTTTAGGTCGATTGGTATTTATGTACTTATTATACAGTAGGAAATCTACAAATATATATTCACTACTCTTTTGTGTAATGAATATTGCATCATCGTCATTATGGATTACATACAGTCAATTTGTAACAGATATACCATTGACTGTGAGAGGCTCCTCCGATTTAGTATTATTTGTTTTATCAGCCTCCTATATTTCATATAACCGATATATTCAATATAAAATAGACATGCTACAACTACCGTGATATCTATAATTATACCCGAAGGGGGTGTGTAATTATAGATAGCCGATAGCTAGAAGTCTATAATTATAGACAACACGGTACCACGCCAATAAAACCGCAGAATTATATCACCGAATATGTAAGATGATTTTCTGTATTGGAATAATGGACCGTGATTCGTGGAGCGCCCGGACAGATATTGTCGTTATCGTCGACATGGATAAAAAAACTATAACATGGGTACCACGTGATGTGTATGTAGAATGTATTCAAAATCGGATTAATACAGCCTATGCAAAGGGAGGGGCCGATCTCTTAAAAGAAGCATTAATCAGCCTGGGTTTCAACATAGATGTTGTTATCTGTGTACTTCCGGAGGCAGTGAATACTTACATTCAGTCAATTGACAGTATTCAGATCAGACTACATGAACGATTGGAATTCAAGTATCCTCTTCACAGGCATACACCTATTGAAGAGGGGTCAAAGAGAATAATATTCGACAAAATGCCCGACCTATCGGGTGACCGCATCCATGAATGGATCGGTGCCCGATATTCTCCCAACGAATTGTATGCAACGGATCTGTTCCGCATTGTTCGTCAAATGCATCTCGTACAGAAACTTATTGCACACAATAAATACGTGACATATTCTACCGAAAATAGTAAAGGTCTGACCGAAGAATTCTATAGGATCCTTTGTAAGGTCGATAGTTCATTCACGTTCCATTGTTATGATCTCATGAAGAGCGAGATTATTCGAAAGATGGATGTGTTTACACCCGCCCCACGATCATACGAGTATCGACGAATGATGGAGCGCTATCAATCTTTGTTTAGGTAAAGTAAGGAATGACATCTCCAGCAGTAATCGGAGCCGCTATACTCGTGTTTATTGTAGCGGCTCTATTATTCTACCAGAGTCGCCCCGAAGGTTTCACCGCAGAAGTCACAGGATTCAAGAACCCTTGGGCGACCTGGGATCCGCAGCGAGATCAGCCCATGGCAGGGCGATGGTATAATCCGGCCGACAAATACGATCAACCCCCTGCCGATCTGGGCAAGGCGCCAGTATCCCAACCCCAGGGCTCAGTGCCCACCTCGCAACAACGACCCGGTGTAACCCCCGGTAGCTCGAGTATGCCACGGGATGCACCGGCGCAGCTAAAGGACTTGGGCGAGCTCGACAATAAGATAACAATATGGCTGGACAGCGCAAGCCAGAAGGACCGCGAACAACCAGGAAGTCTAACACCAATGCAGCGTCAGCGCATGGTGATGCTACAGGCGCGCCTTGCCGATGTTCGCGACCAGCGCGGAACGGGTATTATTACCGATTCTTATAAGCAGGTCGCGGACGAGTTGCGCGAGCTGCGTGTTGAAAACGAAGGATGGCAGGAGAACGCCCCGTCACTGGAGGAGATCTATACATTTGGATCAGGTAGAGACCCGGCCACATTGCTAACAGAGAACGACTTCCGCCAGTTTATGAGTCTATTCAATACCATTCTGAACCAATTCCAGGGTCTTACACAGCCGGATCCGCTTCAACGTGTTCGGCTCCAGCAGCTGGAGATTATGCGCCAGGATCTCCAGGATAATGCGAAACGCTTCTCTCCGCCCCCCATTCGTATGGAGGCAGCCAAACTCTATCTCCGGCAGATGTTGAAGGCGGATCAGCCCTTGCCGACACTCTATAGTATGGAGCCACAGGTACCGTCCATTGAATCGAATCCGACCGATATTTTCCGATTCCTGGAGAACATTCGGTGGAAGCTGGATGTTAGTTATGATCCGGCAGGCCAGGACCTGAAACGGGCCGCCGCGGAATTAATAGAGAGTCTCAAGAATGGACAGATTTCACCGCAGGAAGCACGGGGTCATATTGCCACCTTTTATGATACCACGTCGCCGCTTGCAATGAGCGCGGCCACGTTGTGCAAGCGGATCGATGCAGCCTTCCCCGGCGATGCGGCGGCGCTCGGATGCACAAAGAGTGCGACGGAGTTCGAGGCGGAGACCATGATCAATACGGTGTGTGATCGCCTGCGCTATTCGGTACCGACGGTGACACCAGAACAGTTCGGTTGCCCATCCCGGTAAAACCCGTGTCATATACAGGATGGATAAACTGAGTGAGTTTACACAAGCGACGATCGATACCGTGGTCCGTAATTATCTTCTTTTGTTGGGAGTACTAACACTTGTCCTGCTTTTCGTCCTCTATGTGTATTTCTTCCCGAAGTCGGTCGATTTCTTCGAAAATCCGGTGGATCCCCGTCTGCGCTCCGAACCCAAGCATGTCCCTGTCCACGAGGCCTAAATTTTATCCTCTGATACACATAGAGGACATGTCTTGGAAGAATATCGCGACATATGCTGGACTGTTTTTAGCCGGTTTGATCATCGGCCTGGTGCTGTCTCGGACGTCGACGGAATCGTTTGTTAATATTGTTCAGCGGACCTGCAATGTGTGCAGCAAGCCCCGCAACCAGTGCGGCTGCCCCTGTGCAAGCTGCAGCAAGCCCCGCAACCAGTGCGGCTGTGAGGAGAGGGAGAGGGAGAAGGAGAAGGAGAGGGAGATGGATAGGGAGAGTCCCAAGATAGATTGGTCCAAGTATGTTCTGAAGGCCTCCATCCCTCCTTGTCCTGCGCAACCCGATTTGACACGCTACATGCTCAAGACCGAGTGCCCTGCTCTGCCTGACATGAGTCGCTATATTCTCAAGACGGCCGTTCCGGCCTGCCCGCCTTGCATCAGCACCTGCAACAAGCCGTGTAAGATCGGTGAGTGCCCTCCCTGCCCCCGTCCCCGCTGCCCCGTTGTCCAGTGCCCTGAGCCCAAGACCTGTCCGCCCTGCGCAGCCGTAGAGCCGCCGCGGTGCCCTGAGCCCAAGGTCAATTGCAAGGCAAACTACAGACCCGACGAGGCATGGATGGTACGACCGCTCCTAGCTAGCACGGGTATGTAAAGTGAATGCGACCAGAAGTGAATGCGACCTGTTGTAGTGAAGGATATGAAATATCCTGAACGGAAACGTCAGCATGAACGACGCTGAATGCGACCTGTAGTGAATGCGACCTGTTGTAGTGAAGGATATGAAATATCCTGAACGGAAACGTCAGCATGAACGACGCTGAGGATATGAAATATCCTGAACGGAAACGTCAGCATGAACGACGATGAGAATATGAAATATCCTGAACGGAAACGTCAGCATGAACGACGATGAGAATATGAAATATCCTGAACGGAAACGTCAAAATGCCAAGAATAATCGCAGCCCCCAGTAATGGACACCCGTTTCTGGGGGCCGTCAGGATGGCGCCTTCTCCATCTCATTGCAGCAGAACACCACGGGGCGCGGTCCGCCCATGTGAAAGAATGGTTCCATCTCTTGGAATACGTACTTCCGTGTAAGTATTGTAGGGCCTCCTTCCACGACTACGTCAAACTGCAGCCACTTACACCGGCCATCGTTCGAGATCGCGTTCGGTTCAGTCGCTGGCTCTATGATATCCACAATCGTGTAAACGGGAAGCTCCGCGGCCAAGGGCTCCTAACAACGGATGATCCATCGTGGTCCGCTGTGAAAAAGGAGTATGATGCATTGCATCGCACAATCTGTCGGGGTCCTCTCATAGGCTGGGATTTCATGACGTCCGTCGCATTTACGACACCGGCAGCCGACTATACGCCGACTCCTATGCCCGATGCTCCTGAAGATGTACCCTGGGAATCATTGGATATCGCGACACGAAACCGCTACAATCTTCTCACGCGCGCGGAGCGAATCGTGATGCTCAAGCGCTGGTGGGAGTTGATCCCATCCATCCTGCCGTGCGAACCTTGGCGGGAGGCCTGGCGGGAGGCCTTGAAGGGTCCCCCACCTTTGACGCACGGAAGAGAGGCCGTGATGCGATGGATGTGGCGGGTCGAAGAGTCTGTTTGCGCAGACCTGAAGTGTCCGACACCGCATCCTTCACTACCGATCTTGAAACAGGAGGTCGCGGCTTTTGAGAGCCCTTGTTCCGGCGCGCGTCGTGGGAAGACTTGTCGAACACGGAAACATCGTCAGCGCCGCATGGTAATGTCACGGAGAAGGGCGCGACGGTAGGTCCGAAACCGAGACCAGGATATTGCTGTTGGAGAACGAACATCATCGCCGCCGTGTGATTACCACCCGTGACCACGTATTTCTGCACATATGGCCATGCGCTTTCTAGCGGCACATCGGGGATAGATACGGACCATAGACGTCCGCCCCACAATAGTTGATAGGGTTGACCGACTTGACCGAGTTGACCGACTTGACCGACTTGACCGACTTGACCGACTTGACCGACTTGACCGAGTTGACCGACTTGACCGACTTGACCGAGTTGACCGACTTGACCGACTTGACCGACTTGACCGACTTGACCGACTTGACCGACTTGACCGACTTGACCGACTTGACCGAGTTGACAGGAATCCATTATATGAATTCCTATAAACTTTCTTTAGCCTTTATAGGAATGGAGATTAAACCATACTGGGTGGTGATCGCGGGACTCATCGTGTTAGTGCTTTTCGTATTCAGTGTTCGAATGCCTAGGATGCGAAGAAATGCGTGGCTCGGCCAAGAGAACTTCGCGACACCCGCAGTATTTACAATGTTCGAGATGGAAGGTTGCCCGCATTGTGTCAAGGCAAAGCCGCAATTCGCAAGCATGGGACCTACAATGACCATCGGCGAGACGACCGTTGAGATGCGCACTGTAAAGTCGGATTCGCCCCTCTGCGAAGAGTATGAAGTGGAGGGATTTCCGACATTCTTTCTGGATCACGCGGGGAAACGGACACGTTACCAGGGGGAGCGATCAAAGAGTGGTTTCGTCGAGTTCCTTCAGCGAGAACTGTCCGCCTGAACGCCAACCATCTGTTCGCAACTGTCGCACCTTCTTCGAATAACGTGACGCGCTCTTCTTTTGTAATGTGAAAATCAACGAGACTCACAGTCGTATTGTTAATCGCGATCCAGAATCGCGGCCGCACCGGATTCGTGTTGGGCATATTTTGCAAAATGTTTGAAATGCGATGAATATATTCCTGCAGATTTGTAACCGTCGTGGGTGAAAGTCGAATACCCGTCTCCGAGCATGCGATAACCATCGTATTTTCCTTGTCAGTCACATGTTGCCAAGGATAATATTCTAACACGGCCCCGTCACAATATTGATTGCCGCTGGCATCTATCCACGGAGAAAAATAGCACGGTATAGAACACGAGGCGCGTACGGCATCCAATATTTTTACGTGTGGTGTATTGTCGGCATTAAATACAGTCAAACATCCCTGCGAAATATTCGTGGCAGTTATGTGAAGCCGGCTCTGTGGACGGTGGACTGCCAGATCGGCGAACGTCCACGCGGATGACCCTGGCTCCCATGTATCAATAAAGCGACCCACGAACTCGATGAGACGTTTCCCCGATGTTACGCCCCATGATGTAAAATAGGTCGCCAACATTTCTTCTTCTATCTCCGCGAATGCACGCATATCGAAATAATTGATGGTTTCGCGAATCCAAATATGTGAGGCGCCGATTGCCCCCACAACTGCAGCCAACGTTCCGCCCGAACACCCGTACCAATCACGGACACAGTCCAATACGCCGGATTCCAGCAGCTTTGCCAATACGCCCATATGACCAATTGTGCGCACGCCGCCGGCACTAAATGATACACCTGTCGGTGTCCATGAATGCGCTTCGCCCTGACGTAGCATTCCTCTAGATAAGTCAAGGGAGATGTCACAGCAACAGATACCGCAAACCCCCCATCTGACACCCGCGTCACTGTTCGATGAGCAGGCCAAGAAAGATGCAATTCGTCTCAAGATCTATAATAGAATATTGAGCGCCGTTCACCAGAAAATCAGGGCGACATCCACGCTGCCGAATTCCACGCAAATGACGAGTTTCGATGTTCCTGAATGGCAACCGGGATGTCCACGGTTCGATGTCAAAGATTGTATTCTCTATATTGTATGGTCCCTGCGGCACGCAGGGTTCAATGTGATCTATATTTCTCCTAATCGGCTGCTCATTAATTGGAAAGAACAGACAATACAATATTATCAGGAGGAATCGCCGATCCGGCAGGCGATGATGGCAGCGGCGGCTCCTCCGACGCAGAACCAGGCCAAATCACTGGCGAAGATCGACAAGAAGAAGCCCTCCTATAAACCTGTTGCAGAAGGTGTCGCAGAAATGCTCGTGAACGGCAACGCCAACGCCACCAAAAGAGGAGTATCTACAATTACGTTTATCTGAAGGAGCCTATCGTAGACGCCACCTGCGACCCAGTCGGAATCCACCCCCCTGTTTCGCGAGAGCCACGGTTGTCGCGAATCGCAGCAATGTATCCATCGCCAGCAGGAAAATCAGGCCAATTGCGATGAACAGAAACAGTTCCGCCGTGCTCTGCATAGGAGTTGTAGTAAGAGCTTCCAACTGTCTGGAAAGCTCATCCAGGCGTTTGTGAATGTCGGATACTACAGGTTCCGAGGACGGAACAGGGATATTCCGCCATAGCGTGGATTTGCCGGCCACAGGAACAGATCCGTCGGGCCTCTGCAGAGGCGTCAGAGGCATATTGGATCCCTCGAGTGTGAAAGCCTTGGCCCATTCTTCGGGCTCCGCTGTCTCACCGGGAAGAGGGAAGAAGTTCTCGGCTCCCATTCCGGCTCCCATTCCGGCCTCTGGTTTCGATGTTCCCGTCGGTGCGGCCATCGGTTCAGGTATCATGCCCATATCGGACTCCTTCGACTTACTTTTCTTCGATTTCTTACCCGGATTCATTGGCCCCGCGAATGCATCTTCAATTGAACAATATGCACTGCTCATCGATCCCCTAATGTGGCACAAGTTCTTTTTATCTAATTTTAGGCCACTTAGGGTAAGGGGGCATGTGGCTATACATAATATTCATCGTATCGTTGACTGCACTACTAATGTCCACTACAATGCAGGTCAGCGAATCTTTTCTGGATCAGTCCGGAAAGATCAACATAGACATGACGAAGGTAACCAACATGGCGCTGGATGCCGCTCCGACTACGTCGGAGGTCAAGGTACACTACAAGAAGCTGCTGCTTTTCGCGGCCAATGATATTAAAATGACGGCACAGCAGCCTCTTCAGGGCCTCCGCATTCTGGCGGATTTCCGCGATCGTGTGTTCGGACGCCGTGATTTCCGCGACGACCTAACAGTCAAGGATTTCACGGACCCGTGGCCCGAATGGCTCCCTCCTCTGGATACTACGCAGTCCGAGCCGATTCCGACCGTAGATGAGGCGGCGAATGCCGAACTGAAAATCCTGGCCTATCTCCAGCGGAATTTCCCCCAGGACCTCGCAGAAAAAGTGGACGACCAAACACATTCAACAATCTGGAACATCCTTCACGATTTCGGTAACCGTTTCGTGTTCAACGGCGATACGGATACCTTTGAACTCGGCCCGAATTTTATGACGGTTCCTCTTACGAAGGGCTGGACGAATCCCGCTTCCATGAAGGCACTGTAATTTCCGTTGCATACTATAGAGGACTCCCCCATGAATATGCCACCACGACTCCATTGGTCGCCCGTCGAACCATCGTGGATTGTAAGTATCGGTCTCGTCCTATTGGCCGTACTCCCGCACCAAGTGCCGGCCAGCGGCCGGCTATTCCTGCGCCATCCGGTCGGCGGCCTACTATTCGCCGCCGCCGCCACCTTCGTCTTCTGGAAGACACCCGTGCTCGGAATAGCCATGTATATCTTCCTGGCAGGCATAATACTCATGCATGACCGCGAACCGTTCGCCACCAACCTCAATAAGGACAAGGTTATGAAGAACCAACGCTGGTTCGAAGAGGAAGTGCTGTCTGAAGATCCCCATGGTATACAAGAACGCTCCGACGACAATCTGACATACGACGAAGTAACGGCCCAGGATTCCAAACAGTGGCAGGACGAATCGATGTTAGGCGTGAAGCCCCTCGCAATACAGGAGAAAATTCTATCCATGGTTCCGGAATACGACGACGGCTCTCCTCACAGTCATCGATAAAAACACTCGTCCAAAGTAAGAGAAATGGAGTTCGCAATGGTGTTGGCCCAGCAGCCCTTGTTCCGCCTCATTGGTGCGGTCCTGGTGCTCTTGTTCGCGGATATGAAACCGGTGTATGGTCTCGTCGCATTTGGTGTATGGCTTACATGGGTAGGCGCCATATCTTTTTTTAGACGCAGATAGTAAGGGATGCCACAAAAGAAGGTTAAGGCACCACCTCTTTCAGCCACGGATAGTCTCCTACACTCTATCCATGATATCAACATGAATCCATATCTGTTAGGATTCGCATACATTCTGCTGAACCTGGGAGGACGATTCATGGTGCTATCGGTGACTCCGGCACAGGAGGCCTTTCTGCAAAATATTGTATTTCGTCCTCTATTGCTCTACGCCATTATGTTCATCGGAACCCGAAACTTGGTTGTCGCGTTCTGGCTAACATTGGTCGTGTTGGTATCCCTGCATTATCTGCTCAATGAGAACTCGGACTGGTATCTGCTCAAGCCCTCTCATATTACACATTGAGATTCAGCGTCGCTCCTACGGGCGGGGCAACGGCGCGGCGCCGCCGCCGCCGTTCCGTATTCATCGTGCTTCCCGTCTCCACACTGTTATCATCTCTGGAGCCTAACTCTGTCAGAGGGTCCGATCCCGTTCCGACACCGGCGCGCACGATATTGACGGCACGGGGCGGTGTAGGAGGAGGCCCGGTGGGGGTAAACACAGTGGAATGCTGCGGCGCAACGGGGTTACTCTGTGCCATTCTCTCGGCTTCGAAGGCCTTGAGAATGTCATCGACGCCGGTGGGGCCGCGCATTTCGCGACGGGCCTTGGGGGCTTCCGATAGTTTCTCTTCGGCCGCAAATGCCGCGGCGGCCACATTGAACGGCACCCGTGTATTCTCTGCACGCGGCGAAGGAGGGTATCCCATGGTCGTACTGGGAGGGGCGAATCCGCTGGCGGCGTTCATAAAGTTACCGAAGCCGCCGCCCATTTTGGCAGCCGCGGCGGCGGCGAACTGCCGCTGCAGCTCGGGATTCTCATTCAGCAGATCGGCCATACCAGGTACGCCAGACCGTTCGGCCATCGTGTTCGTCAAGTGATACATGGTCGCCGATACGCCCAATGTCCCCACCAGACGCAGAAGCGGATGCATCTTGGCGGAATCCTTGTACATATCATAGAGCTCCTCGAAAATCTCGTCGAAATCCTCCACATTTGTATGCACGGACTCCGACCAGCCCTTGAGACGCGGCTTCACGGGTAGTCTGTTTCCGAACTTGTCATTCACCATCTCCACGCCGGTCACAAACGTCATAAGGGCGTTGCGCTGGAATCGAATAGAGGCCTCCAGGTTACGACTGTCGGTGAGTTTGTCGTGTTCGGCCTTGATATCGGCCAGCGAATTCGACATTGTCATGCGCGCGCCACGAATATCACTGGCCTCGAGACGACGGAGTTTCGTCAGATACTTCTGCTTTTCGGCATTCTCCTGTTCGGGCGTCATGCCGGTGTCGACGATACTGTCGCCAGTATTAATCACAAAGGGGACATCCGGTGCACGATTCACGTGAATATCACCTGTGCCGGGTGCGGCATCGAGATTTACCACATCGAGATCATCCACGGGTTTAATCTGAATATGCGGTGCGTCATTGGATGTGCCGAAACTCACGGCCCGCTTTGGACTCGGGGCAACCTTGTTTTGGTTGCTGAGAAGATTCACTCCGAGATCATCGCCGAGCTCTACAATGTCATCGCCGCCGACATCAATCTCTCTGGCACGAGATGCAAAAGAGGCCAGGTCGGCGACCGACGGCTTGGATGAGTTCCCTTCTGCAAATTGTACGCTCATATCGTTGCCTTAGAGCAAGAGCTTTAATTCGTGGTCTAAACGCTGGGTCGGGCCGCGTCTAGACACATTAGGAAGGCATCGGCCAAGTCATCCTGTTTGGCCTGCGCGGACCACCATGCGAGCTGTGTGGCACAGCTACCCAACACTGTAGTGACCTTGGCAATACCGGCGAGTTTTCGGCTCCGTTTTGCATCTTTGCCGACGCCGGCGTCGGTACCCCGTGTTTTGATCCCTGCATTCGCAAATTCAATCGAGCCGGTCCAGGCCTTTTCGGTGCGCAGACGATGATCAATCAGGGTAAAAAGCATAATCTGGATAGATTTCATGTGAGGGGCGAATTCAGACGGCTGATTCTCAATGCGGATACGAGAAGCGGCGGCCAGATATCCCAATTCTGCGGTAAGGCAGATCTCCATTCCTGCGAGAATCGCCTGGAGACTAACACCTTTGGCCTTGGGTGCCTTGTATGGCATGAGGCGAATTTCGGCGGCGGCGGCCATGAGAGCGGTTTTGGAGGACTTCTTGGCAGTTGCAACGGATAGACCGAGTGGGCCATCGGAAGCCCAGGTTCGCCAATCACTGAGTTTTGTGCCGATTTCGAGGATCGGTTTCGCGGACTTTTTCGCGCATTTTTTGCATAGGAGTTTTTTGGCAGGGAGATCCTGGTAGGAGGCGGGGCCGCCACAGATACGGCTGGCGAGTTGCGCAGAGCACCGTGTTTGGCTTTGCGAATCCGCTCCATCTGCTAACAGATTCAGATTTGCCCAGCGGTTGATCTCTATGAGGGAGCCGCTGGCGTCAAAGGTGGCCACGCAGTAACTCAGATTCTTGATACCGAGATCAAATGCGGCAATGGTCTGCATTTGCATGGTTGTGTTGGGCGCGTCTTTACATGGGTACCGTGAAGTCTAACATGTACGTACCTCCCTTCGAGTATAATTTTAGACAACACGGTATCATAATTGGAAGATACGGGGCCGAGGCCGATATTTTTCGGATGAGGACATCCGCAAAATATTCGCTGTTTCGGCGAATGTGTGGTCTATACGGGGATCGAACCCGTGACTTTGGCGTAACAAGTGCACTATGCATAGAATAAATCTATAAGCACCACGCTCTACCAACTGAGCTAATAGACCGATATGTATATATCAATACACATCGGTCTACACACATCTTACACACAGTCTTTAGATCAACGGATACGGGTCTAAACCCATCTTTTAGACAGCACATTGTCACAGTGCCCCCGCAAAGTTGATATGTAGCCCTGCTGTCTCCCCTACATGTACGATGGTACTCAAGACAGACACTATGTTTATTGCGAACACCGCTACCGAGAAGGAAGAAGTGATCGAAGAGTTTCTCATGTCATTGAGAGGGAGCACCCTTCTCATTATAGGGAAATACAAGTCGGATGTGACTCTTTCCGTCGCCAGCCTCTTCATACGTAAATTGTATGACTACAGGGTCATTATACACCAGGGATACACATCTATCATCGGATCATCCGCCCACGTACCAATCAAAGTCATCTATTGTCGGACGACACTGGATGACTTTGCCAAGGCGATTATTGCAGAATACAATCCCGCTGTTGCATTCTTCGACTGAGGGAGCAGTACCGTGATGTCTATAATTACGTACACCCTTCGGGTATAATTATAGATAGCCGATAGCTAGAAGTCTAAAATGTACGGAAACCCGACTAAAAGGAGGGTAAGGCTGACTGGCGTCAGCCAGTCAAGCCGGCCTGTCGGTAAGCGGCTTTAGCCGCGAAACCCAACGGGGCTGTGTACGTAATTTTAGACTTCACGGTACCCCGAAGTCTGCGGCTAAATGGATCTTATAAACTGCCATCGCATCTCCTTACATATCTTCTGCCATACCTGGTCTTGTTGATACAGTTTTTCACGAGACTTGAGCAGCTGGAAGCACGGGAGAAATTCGTCCATCTCCAGAAGTTGGCAGAGTTTGTAAAGAACATAGGGGTACGACAAGAAATTCGAGCGATTCGTAGGACAGTACTTGATAAACGCCGGCTGGATCTCCTTGAACATGTGCTGGAGTTTCTCCTCCATTTCTTTGCTGAGTGTAAGCATCGTCATCTGCTGCTGGATCCTGTTCTTGATCTGTTGGACATGATCATACATTTTAGAGTACTTTAGCTTCTGCAGGATTTCGCGAATCTTCTCCTTTTTTACCTTTTTCGGATCCGAAATGCGTTCTTTCTTTAGCTCGGTCATCACTGCGGCAATGATATCCTGCGGAATATCCGTATTCTCCTTCGCCTGGAATTGTGCAAGCCACTCGTTAAAATGGTTTATCTTCTTATAGGCAAAATACGTGATTTCGCGGGGCGGGTCCTTATAGCTCGGTTTCTCAGAATCAATTAGAATAAATTCCTCGTGTCCGCATCGTGGACAGCCCAGCATTGCCTCATTCTGGTAAAAGGTCATTTCTACATCGCATGTAGGACAGGACCCCCAGCCAGGTTCTATACCCGAACCCGGCATAATTCCGCTTTTAATTGCCGAAGGCTCCACTACAGCCAGATACTTCTCTAACATCTTGTCCCGATTCAATCCATCCGCGGAATCAATTTCACTGGCCTTTTGTCGTGCCTTGTGTGGTACATTCTTCTGCGAATCCTGGATAGACATTTGCTCCGCTGCATCCGTAAAATAGCTTAATACAGAGTTCGTCGGCATCCGCATAGGAGTCGCAGCATTAACACCTCCCTTGGACAAGGATTCGTGTGCATCAAAATACTTGAACAGCATATCACCGACATTCAAAAAATAATCAATGCGACCATCGTCGGATTTAATAACCGATATTTTCTTCCGCAACTCCTCTATAGAATCGCTCATTTGTCGCCATTCGTCGTTATACATGGATGACTCAGGCATCATGTCTAGCGTATTTTCTAGGATCGCCAGTTCTTCTTCGTACGTGGCAAGAGATTGTTTGACATCGCCGAATTCTTTCATTTTTTGCTGATGATGCGCTTCGAGTGTTGTAACACGAGTAGGCGGGCGGGCTTTGTTTTCCGTAATAGTATCGCTTATTAGCACATCTCGTATAGACATTCTATGATGGTGTGAGTATTCGGGGCTTTAGCCCTTGTGCTGTCCGGTTAAACATTCACAAAAATCGCGGCACCATGTTAGAGAAATGACAAGCGGCGGTTTAATGCAACTTGTGGCATACGGGGCCCAGGACGTATATCTTACAGCGAATCCCCAGGTGACCTTCTTTAAGCAGTTGTATAGGCGTCACTCCAACTTCGCCATGGAATCCATCGAACAGGTGTTTAATGGTGTGGCGAATTTCGGGAAACGTGTGCAGTGTGTGATTGCGCGCAACGGCGATCTTATCCACCGGATGTATCTGCAGGCCACATTGCCTTCCGTGGATCTGAATGATCCTGCCATTTCCGCAACGGATGCGACGGGCGACCAGTTCCGCTGGCTAAATTGGGTGGGGCATAATCTTATCAACAATGTGTATATCGAAGTCGGCGGCCAGCAGATTGATCAGCACTATGGCGACTGGCTTCATATCTGGAACGAACTAACACGTCCTGCGGGAAAGCAGGCCGGATATGCCGAAATGGTTGGCAATGTCCCAGAACTGACGAACCTAATTACGAAAGTGGGCCCCGACGGTGGCTGTACGAATCAATGCACCGGCGGCGACCCTCATTCCAGTGCGGAAGCCCGCAGTTGTACGCCGGAATACACGCTCTATATCCCATTCCAGTTCTGGTTTAATCGCCATGCGGGTCTCGCCCTTCCGCTCATCGCCCTCCAGTACCACGAAGTGCGCGTTACGGTCGAAATGAATCAGCTCCAGAACTTGATTTGGACGAACAATCCGAGTATCCTGGACGCCGTGAATGCGACGGGTCTCATTGCCGCGTCGCTCTACGTGGATTACATCTATCTGGATACGGAGGAGCGCCGTCGTTTTGCCCAGATTGCCCACGAGTATCTCATAGAGCAGCTGCAATTCACGGGCGACGAATCCATTACGGCGGCGGCGAACAAGATCAAGATGGCGTTCAATCACCCGTGTAAGGAGATTGTATGGGTCGTACAGCGGGATTCCTTTGTCGCGTGTGATTCGTCGGTGGATCCCTGGAAGGGCCAGCAGCCGTTTAACTATTCGGATTACTGGGATCGCGCGGCGCTGGAATCGGGATACTCCATTTCGACTGTGGAGGGTCTCGCTGGATGGAACCCGACCGCGGTTGCCAAAATTCAGTTGAACGGCCAGGATCGGTTTTCGGAGCGCGAAGGTCGATACTTTAATCTCGTGCAGCCGTATCAGCATCACACCAACATCCCCGCTGTGGGAATTAATGTGTATTCGTTTGCGCTGAATCCGGAAGAACATCAGCCCAGCGGCACCTGCAATTTCTCGCGCATCGATACGGCGACGTTGAATCTCACGGTGACGAACAACACTGTAAGTAATGGTAATACGGCGAAAGTCCGGATTTATGCAACGAATTACAATGTGCTGCGTATTATGGCGGGTATGGGCGGACTAGCGTACAGCAACTGATCGGCTCTGCCGATCAGTTGCGACAACAAGTATTTTCGAAGAAAATACGAGTTGCAGCAACTAAGGTCGCTATAGCGGCGTCTCGCACACGGTACCGTGTTGTCTATAAATATACTCGAAGGGTGTAATTATAGACTTCACGGTACGACATATCCCAAACAATAATTGCAGATTTCACGATACAAACATGATGGGCATTCTTCACGAACCGTATACATCCCGAGTGTCAGTCACGAACTCCATCGGATGACCGTAAAATTCCCCGGATTTCAGCCCCCCCGGCCAAAATATTTTAGATCCGTAGAGTATAAGCAATGACTTCCGGTGGCCTAATGCAGCTCGTCGCCTACGGCGCACAGGACGTATACCTGACGGCGAACCCGCAGGTTACCTTTTTCAAGCAGCTCTACCGCCGGCACTCGAACTTCGCGATGGAGTCGATCGAGCAGACCTTCAACGGCGTGGGCAACTTCGGCAAGCGTGTGCAGTGCACGATCTCCCGTAACGGCGATTTGATTACGCGCGTGTATGTGCAGGTGACACTCCCTAAGATCGATTCGAGTGTCACTCAGGGCGGCGGTTTCTCGTGGGTGCCCTACCTCGGCCAGTACATGATCGACAATGTGTACGTAGAGATCGGCGGCCAGCAGATCGACAAGCACTACGGTGAGTGGCTCCACGTGTGGAATGAGCTGACCCTTGCCCCCGGCAAGCAGCTCGCCTACCTCAACATGGTGAACGGCTATGGCGGCATTGCCCTCGACCCCAGCGGCGAGTGCGCGGCGTGCAACACGGAGGTCGACCCCGACGATGCGCACACCCTGTCGTGCGTGAACCCCAGCATCATCTCGTCCGGCGATGACTGCGCGTTCGGCAACAAGACGGTCGTGGACTCGTGGCGCCAGGTCACTGGCTGCATCCCCGAGCAGACGCTGTACATCCCGTTGGAGTTCTGGTTCAACCGCCACACGGGCCTCGCGCTGCCGCTGATTGCGCTCCAGTACCACGAGGTGAAGATCAACGTGGAGTTCAACCAGCTGCAGTACCTGTGCAACATTAACGCCACGGGCAGCAAGCTCACCTCGCAGCAGATCCTGAACAACGTCGCCCAGCAGGGCCTGGTCGCGTGCTCTCTGTATGTGGATTACATCTACCTCGACACGGAGGAGCGCCGCCGGTTCGCGCAGGTCGCCCACGAGTACCTGATTGAGCAGCTGCAGTTCACGGGCACGGAGTCGGTCACCTCGACCTCGAATAAGATCCAGCTCTCCTTCAACCACCCTTGCAAGGAGCTCGTGTGGGTGGTCCAGAACCCCAGCTATTTGGATTGCAACTCGACTACCAATGCCCCTTGGCGCTACTCGGATGCCTACCTCGGCAACCCTGTGGCGGTCGCGAAGATCCAGCTCAACGGCCAGGACCGTTTCACGGAGCGCGAGGGCTCGTACTTCAACTTCGTGCAGCCCTACCAGCACCACACCTCGACGCCGGCGACGGGTATCAACGTGTACTCGTTTGCGCTCAAGCCCGAGGACCTGCAGCCTTCGGGTTCGTGCAACTTCTCGCGCATTGACAATGCGGTGCTCAACCTGACGCTCACGCCCGCGACGTTCCAGACCAACGTCGAGGCGTTCAGCGGCATGAGCGACAAGCCGGATGACTCCAACGTCACGGATAAGCTCTCCACGCAGACCTCGGCCAACGTGAACATCTATGCCACGAACTACAACGTTCTGCGCATCATGAGCGGCATGGGCGGCCTCGCGTACAGCAACTAAAGTTGCTGCAGCATAATGCTCCTCAGCATTATTCGCGTACAGCATTATTCGCGTACAGCAACTAAAGTTGCTGTAGTATCATAGTACCATGAAGTCTATAATTACGTACACCCTCTCTTCGATCGGGTTCCGTAATTATAGACTTCTAGCTATCGGCTATCTATAATTACATACCCCCTTCGGGTGTACGTAATTATAGACAGCACGGTATATTCACATTCATATATCGCAATCAGGATGATTCTGATATATGAAGCATGGGCCTTACAGTGCATCCAGCAGATCAACCGTACGACGTCCGAATTGCCGCCAATCTCGAATAACTGTCGGTGGCCCCGTCTCTCTAAATGAATCACTCAATGATTTATCTATACTGTCTTTATAATGTCGTTCCTCCAATGTTCTAATACTAACATCATCCGAAAGGTACATTTCCACAAATATGTGCGCTGTAAAACGATTTTCTTTGACATCCTTTATAATTATTGCGGAAGGTAACAGCACAACTCTGCGCACTTCTTCTGGTCTAACACGTAGCTCTTCGCGCGCTTCCCCAAATGCTGAAGCGATCGCCCTGTTTTCCAGAGGCGATCCGTCAAGCAAGGATTTCATCGCATCACGAATCCCGGTATTATACCAATGATCGGCGGAAATCGCACCAATCGCGGTTGTTAGTGATCCAGCATGTGTTTTGGCCGCAATAAATGTTGTGCCCTGTTTTACAATCGCCACTACCTTGAGCATATAACGCACTGCGTTAGGCCGTTTCCTCCGCTTCGCCATTTCGCGCTGAATAAGATAGTAATCCGTCCCGAGATGTCTGTCAGGCGTTTGATAGATTTTCAGCATTAACTCGTTTAATTTCTCAAGGGATACTCGCCCTGGACCAATATTCACAGGGGCAACATCCTTCTCCGAACTTAGGGGGGTCATTGCTGAACCACGCCCATTGCGCCGTGTAGTCCTTTCTTTTGCAGAATGAATCCGTCGCCGTTCGGATCGTCTGCTGCCGGACGTTGACTGCCTTTGCCTTTGCCTTTGCGTTTGCCTTTGCGTTTGCATTTGCGACTGCCGTTTGTGAGGAGGTACATACACACTCATCCCTTATTGGGTGTTTATAAAATTGACCAGCTCGCGTCTGTCAGAATATACCAGTACGATGCCGACCGCCGAAGAACTTGATGATTGTACGCATGTAACGAACCCCGTCTCACAGATGATCCAATATGATCCTCCCCGGAAGTCGAAACTGAGAGATGTCGCGGACCACGGCATTGACTTCGACGCCGCCCACAAAGCATGGATGGCCAACAAAGTCCGGAAAGGCGCCATGACGTACTATCGCTGTCCCGTAATTCAGAAAAACGGCAATCAATGTCCGCATGCGCAAGTATGTAAGCGGCACCGGCACAAAATTTGACGTGGCGACAATGGCACAGAGGGGTCAACACATGTCCGTCATCGATCAAACACGACGTATCGAAATCAGCACAGAGCCTTGGCCGGTCCGCCGTCTTGCCACCTTCTATGAACCGCCTACACAAGAACATCCGTCTGGAAATGGCCGCCTATATCTCCCCCGACTCCAACGCCTCTGGAGCTGGAAGAATAAGCGCGGTCTCAAGAAGCAGCGCGATCTCATTGATTCCGTTCTCCATAACTATCCCATCCCCACAATCATTCTGAACGCCCTTGACGACGGCGTGCGCGAACGCTGGCAGATTTACGACGGGCGCCATCGCGTAGAAACGCTGTGGCGCTTCGTGAATAACAAGTTCTCTATTTCCGTACGAGGGGCCGATATCAAGTACAGTGATCTCACCGATGGAGATCGTGCCCGGTTCAATGATCGTACGATTCCCGTGGTCGTGACGGCCGCAGCGAATCCGATGCAGTTGGCGGATGTCTTCGTGCGTCTGAATTCCGGCAAGTCGCTGACCCAGGCCGATTACTGCCATGCGAGTCGCGATACGGAGTTGGTTCGCCGCACGCTGGAGACTCTGGAGGCCAACAAGGAGAGGTTCCGGCCCTTGTTCGGTGGAGTCGATATTACCCAGAGGACATCGACTCCGGACTGGGTCGCAATCACGCTGGGGCTCTCAACTAGAGACGCCGGTAATATGACAACATCCTTCGAGCGTATTCAGGAGTTCCTCGATGAGGAGATTGATCAGGACGCCGTTTCAGCCGGATTCGATGCTCTCTATGATCTTTATACACGTGCAACCGGAGGGCACGCCGCCTCGATCCTTAAGAAATATGAAAAGGTGGGATTCGTTAATGCCTTCTTTCTCTCTGATTGGATGGCGGCCGACGATAAGGAGCAGGTGATTCGGAATTGGCTCCGTGTCATCACCCATTTCAGAACGACAGGGGATACGAGTCTGGTCAAGACGATGGGCGCACAGAATCTGACAACGGCGAAGATATATGCAGTCTGCACCAAGGTGCAGAACTGGCTTGCAGGGACTCCGCAGAACGCCTATGCCGATGTCGATACCGATTCGGACAGCGACTAGGCGGACTCAAGAACTTCTGCAAAAGGGAAATCACTCAGAAGGAGAGACAGGGCGTGCATGCGGCGTTCCATAAAGGAGTCACCGGGGGCCTGACGTGTGAGATACTTCCAGCGCCATTCAAAGCGCAGCGCGGCCACTTCGTCGAAGCCGCCGATCAGGAATTTGCGTGTCCATGTACGGCCTTTTGTCGCGTGTGCGCCGCCGACGAGTTCGCCATTATGCTGACGAAGACGCCTGTCAGGATCAACAGTGGCCCCGACGTACGTCTTCTTTCCATCAGCGGAGGCCAACATGTAGCAGAACCACGGTTTTGATTCGGGGGTTGTCATTTCAATAGATATTCGCCAGTGCCCTTAGATGAACGACTACGTTTGCAGCCGATACGCGGGCCCGAGCACTGTTTGGCCGAAACACTGCTTTCCGGGGAATCTATTTGCGGGATATTCGTCGCAGAGACTGTTGGATTCACAGATTGCGTGGAATTTCTACGAAGAGGTGGAGGCAGCGGATGCCGTGACACGTGTTAGATTCAGTAATCAGGGTGGGTGGAAACCACCGGTAGCGTCAGTGTTTTCACAGACACCATCGCTCTGGTATCCGCTGAATTCACAACAGAGGATAGCCATGTATAGGCAAGGCCAGTTGTTGCACCAACAGGCGTGTCCGAATAGGGACTGGACGTCGCAACGTGTGTTAGGGATTCCAACGACGCCGCTGACGGATGTTTGTCCCGCACCACTTGCTTAGGATTTGTGTGAAATCGAAAGAAAGAGGTGTATTTTGCCAAAATGCCTCACCGCGGAATCGAACCGCGGACCTTCTCTTTTTTTTGTCCGCATGCACTTACAAGAGAGATGCTCTGCCACTGAGCTAGAGAGGCTTGTGCCTCTCTAGCACAGGTCGAGAGGCTAGGTCCTACCGCGAATTGAACGCGGGTCTTGGGAGTCAGAATCCCACGTACTGACCAACTATACTATAAGACCACACACTGGCCCCGGGATATTTACAACAAATCAGAACGCATTAACACGCAAGCAATGCGTTCATCCAGAGTCGCGACGGATGGAGCCATGCATTAATCTGATCAGCATCGACAATACGGAGCCCCGCCGGGAGGAGATGCCGCTTACGTACTTCCGAGTCCTCTGCATACCACATCATGAACCCCCATTCGCTCTGGAAACTCGGAATCATCTGTGTATAAAATCCGCCGATGTCAAAGTATGGCCGCAGCCTCTGAAACCCCTCGCCTATCCGGCCAAAGGGTCTGACAGGCCCACAATGTGTCACAATGCCGCCACCATCCCCCAGATGTCCCTTAATATCATGCATAAACTCTTCCGAATACAGATAGCCCGTATCACCGTCCGGATCCGGCAGATCCAGAATGATCACGTCGTACATACCCAGCGTCGGCAGCGCATCCCGAATATCTACACCCTGGTAATGGACATCAGGATGAGTCAATACATCCGGTGCCCACTTCAAATGCTCATCGCAGAGATGAACCAGCGACCGGTCAATGTCGATCCAATCCACCGATACCGGATTCCATTTGAGCACTTCACGCACAGTTGCCCCCTCCCCTCCGCCTACTACAAGCACGCGAGAGTCACGTCCGCCCCCCCTGGCAACCGCCATCACAGGATGAACAAGCGCCTCGTGGTAGATGTGTTCGTCGGCCGCTGCCGACTGCAATTCCCCGTCGAGAAACAACATGCGTCCAAACACCGGTGAATCCGCGATAATCACCGACGGACACACTGCAGTCACGCCTTCCCATACCCTCGCGGTCACAGGATAGCTGGTACGTGTGTCGGATTCGGAATGTTCGGAAATGAAATCTGTCATCGTACGTGGCACCGCAACATGAGCGATTGCCCCCTCAACTTTTAGCCCGGTGCCTCAGCCCACGGAGAAATGACGCCGGCATACGGGCTCATACATGTCAGAACCTCCGACGGCGACCTGGACCTCTTTTGCCGCCAGCGCCTTTGTAAAGATCGCCGGAGTTCCATCGCCGCACCGGCGACACAACGCCGTCTTTTTCTCAATGGAATCCGCATACGCCGCCAGTGCCAACACATCACCGAATGGCCGCTGTTCGGCATCGGAATCAAGACCGACCACCACGACATGTTTGCCGTGATCGACCGCCGACCGCACAAAGGGAATCAGACATCCGACGAAGAACTGGGCCTCATCCACGACGATGGCCGTTGCCTCCTGGAACGCCGGCCACTCAAGAACCGCCGCTAGCCCTGTAAGGGCCACTCCTCTTGCCGGAATAGACGCCCGATCGTGATTGACGACGGCATCCGCCTTATACCGAATATCAATATCCGCTGTTAGGACTAACACCTTCTTCCCGAGACATCCATAACGCCTGACAACGCTCTGGATCTCACTAGTTTTCCCAGCAAACATGGGACCGACTACTATGCGGAGGGACATCGTACCTTACACACGCTAGTACGTTATACGCGTCATATTTATTACATCAGTTCTTATATAGAATGAAAATTGCGCTTCTTTTAACCGGGCAATTACGCACAGTTGATATGGTGAAATACCTGCATATGAATACGATAATCAATAAGCACGATACAGATGTCTTTATTGCAATTAATTTAGATGATAAAACGAGTACTTCAAAAGACGTATCGCCATATAATAAAGCAATGGATGTTATTACGTATTTCAATCCTAAAAAATATTTTATATCTGACAATTTTGATAGAGAATATGATAGACTATTAAGCTCCACTACAATTGTAAAATCGTATAAAAGAATATTCGAACAATATTATATTGTCCATAATGCGTATAAGATCCTCCAAGATCATATAGATGAAACCAACACAAAATATGATGTTGTTATGCGCCTACGATTTGATCAGTTTCTTTGTGGAGGGGGTTTTGATTCAATATACTGTACGTTAGAGAAACAAAGCTCAGGTGCTCTACTATATAATGATATAAACACCGATATTTTCAGATATAATACATTACAATATGAATTACCTTTATATACGCCGATTCGAAATGAAATATATGTATTTGGAAGAGGTAATCATGCCAATTTTGAATGGGTGAATGATCAGTTTTTCTATCATACACAAGCTTCAGTGGCAACGCTACTAACATTCTACAATAGCTTACCGCGATTAATAGATCATGCTGTAAATAAAGAGGGGAATGACGGCCATTGTATATATGAGCATATTTTTGCACTCTTTTTGAAAGAAAAGGGGTTCTATATAAAACATGCTGAGCTTACCAGTCAATTTATCAGAGATGTTTTATAATAAATACCGTGATGTCTATAATTATACCCGAAGGGTATAATTATAGATAGCCGATAGCTAGAAGTCTAAAATGTACGGAAACCCGACTAAAAGGAGGGCCGGCCTGTCGGTAAGCGGCTTTAGCCGCGAAACCCAACGGGGCTGTAAGGCTGACTGGCGTCAGCCAGTCCGCCGGCCTGTCGGTAAGCGGCTTTAGCCGCGAAACCCAACGGGGCTGTGTACGTAATTATAGACAGCACGGTACCTTTTAGACTTCACGGATTATATTATAATTATAATATAAATGACACGTGCACTTGTCTGCGTGGATACTACATCAAATCTCACACATTCTCTAATAAAGAATAGGGCGATTGGTGCTTCTGAGTATCAACTGTATAGTCTCTTAAATCAATTAAAGGATACATTAAGCATCCGGTGCTATAATCAGCTTTCTCAGCCTAATGTTGTAGATTCTATACAGTACGACTCTTTTAATTCCCTCATGTGTAATGATACCGATACTGTATTAATACAACGATTCTATCCAACAAATGAAGCAATACTGGCAAAAATTAAACCGAATAAGAAGCTACTGTGGATACATGACATACCTGATATGCAAATTTTTCTAGGAAATGACGGTGAAAAGGTAAAGTATTACAGAGAAAACATCGACTCATTTAAGCAAAATATTTTATTACCTATATTGAATGACCCGTTGATTCATTTTATTGCAAATAGTAACCATACACATGACCTATTTATGAATTTTATTCACAGGCATTCTGGGGTAACTAATTTCCCACGGTGTAATATAA